CTGCGAGGGAGAAGAAAGTTTTTCCAGTACTGCTTTCACCAGCGATGGCAGTAATCTTATTGCTAGATACGCCACCATAAATGGAACCGCTAACCAGTCCGTTAAAGATGTACGAACCTGTGTCGATGAATCTTTCTTCGTCATCTATGTCTGATGCTAATTGGGTATAATCATTACCAATTTCTTTTACTATCTCTTTCAAAAAATCCATTAAATTACCATTCCGTATTGTTCACGAATAATTTTCTTATATGGTCCTCCTGGATTAGCATCTCTAGTTTCCTTTACTATCTTAAGTTTTTGAAACAATGCAGTGTCTCCACCTAGATGCAACGCACTAATAATCGTTGCCAACTCTTTGTCGTCTACAGGTAAGTCCATTTAAGTAAAAAAGTCTTCGAGGTTTACAGTTTTCTCAGTGCTCCATCCGATAGAGTTAAGAATAATTCTAAGAGGTTCCAAGAATGCTTTGTCAAATTGTAAGTCATAATCAATATACTTGTCAAGTCCAATCTCATGCGGAAAATCCTGAATAAAAGAAATAATATTCTCGTGAATAATATTTGGTTTCTTCAGATAGCAGAACTTAATTTTTTCACCATTCTGGATCAATGAGTACTTATTATCTAAGTTATGTTTTTTAACATAATGGTTGAATAATAATGCACCCCGTATATGTATAGGAGTTCCCTTTGCATATATGGTAGAATGTGCTGAATACTTAGTAACATTAGTTGCAGAACGTGGAAATGATATCTCTTCGGGAGGTAATGTCTTAAATTCCTTACGAGACTTCTCAATAAAATCAATCACTTCATCTTCTGTTCCATTCATCATAAGTTTCAATGCATCCTTAATCATGGTTCTACAAGGTGCGGGTGTAGAAGATTTAACTGCTTCAATACCCATCATCTTTAGTTTTGGTTCTTCATATCTGACACCTTCACTATCCCATACATTAAGGATATATCTCTTCTTAGCAGTCCATATACCCCTCTCTGCGATGTTCTCTCGCTTCATCTGCATCTTTTGGTCGTAGGCACTTACGTAGTCGGCCAACGCTTGGTAAGAACTCTCAATAAAAGGTTCAAATTCAGTTTCACACACCTTATTAAGGAACGTGACAACGCCCTCATTAGTCTTCTCTCTGCCCTCGTATACAGCGTCAACCAGAGGACCCAAGTTAAGATAAATGGAATCAGTATCTGAAGCAATAACATAATCAACATCCTCAGTTTTTAAGATCTTATTGACCTTTTGGTTCATCTTATTCTCTATCCAACGTATGGATACTTGGCCAGACAAAGTAATTGCTTCTGCATTAGCAAGTTTGTAATACCTA